TGGCTCTTCCGGCTCTTGATATTCTTCAATAGCCCCAGATGCTAAAAGGGCCTGAAGTTGTTTAGCTTCAAGCCCTTTGATTTCATCACCTGGCATAAAATGCCCGATGGATTGTTTTGCTGTGTACTTCGGCATGTCTTGCTCCTTATAGGGTGATAAAGCCAGTACCACCAACGACACCGTTCTTGTTAGACGGCACAACCAGTGGAGCAGATTCAGTCATCAGCATGATGCCGCTTGGATCTTCGCAGTACCACTGACGATCAAAGTATTGCTGAGCAACGCCGTTGGCCAGCATGTTTTTAATCTTACAGTGAGCAACTGAACCATTGGTATCAGAGATCAAAGAGAAGTAATCCTTAGGAATAAAACGATTCACCTTGCCCTTGTTGCGGTAAGTTGCGTCATATACCCAGAATTCGATTCCATCAAAAGTACCTTTGAGGGTCGCCGATTCCTTAACACCAAAACTTGGATTCACTGGAACAGAAATACCGGCATACGGCGTGATGAACTCTTTCTTAAACTCTTCATTGTTCCAGAGAGCTGCCCAAACCAAGCCAGACATAACAGATAGCTTAGCTTCACCACCATCAGCAGCCAATTGACGTTCAAGCATAGTGCGGATATCAGTTACCGGTTTAGCACCAACTTCATTCCACTTGGTTAACGGCGTAAATGTTAAAGATGCATCACGACGGTAATCCACCAGGTTGTATTCATAATCATCGGAGTGAAGCGCGTATTTACCATTTTTCAGTAAATCAATTGCCATCATGAGGACTGAGTTATCAATTGCATCATGGTTACGCTTCATTACCGAGATTTGAGCAATGATCATTTGCTCTTGCTCAGACAGTCGCTGATTGCCAGTAGAGATGATGCCTGCGGTACGTAAACGCTCAAGCAAGGCAATTTCAAAAGTTTCAGCCGGAGTGACCTGATTTTTTGGCTTGTAGTAAGCCGGTTTAACATGGCGTACTTCACCAGATTGCGTGGTATCAAATGGCTTACCAGGCTGTTGCGGAGATACCAGCGGCGCCAGATCATGTTCGGCAGATACTTCAGCCAAAGGTACATCATCACGGGTGAATAACGGGCGGTTCGGGAAAAGCTTGTCTAAAAGCCAGGTATCCATCGGACGGTAATTCGAGTGAATCAGTGCGAGTTCACCCACATCAAGTAGTTCGAGCGGAGTGCCCTCAAGATTAAAAGACTGTGGCATGTTAATTACACCTTAGAAAGTTCGATTTTGTTTTTAGTTGCTTTGGCGCGTGCCGCATCGTATTGAGCAGTGGTGAGCAAAGTCCCATAAAGTGAGACAGCTTCGATACTGAATACCCCGCCGTAATACACCGGGATTTCAATACCATCAGCAGCCTTGATTGTGGCTTCTGCAGCCGATACATCCTGACCGCAGATCACATCCCATGTTTTTTCATCAGTGGCATGAGCCAGTACATTGGTATCTGACAGCGTTAATAGATCACCGTATTTAAATGCGGTAGCGGTTGGCACCTTGGCATTAGCACGACGTAATTTTTCATTGTCCAGGATCAGTCGTTTTGAAGTGACCGAAATAGGCGGTACATAGTGAATAGCCATGAATTATTTCCCCTTTTGTTCTGCAAATGCTTGTGCACCAGAAGTGAATTTGTGAGTGTCGGTATTATTCGACTGGCCACCTTGCCCCGGATTAGCTTGATGGCTAAACAGGTGAGCAAATGCCGGATTTACATTTGGTGCAGGCTGTGGCTGTTGTGCAGCTGGTGGTTGTGTATTACCTGCCGAGAATTGACGAAGTTGCTTAGCCGTGAAGGTAAAAACTGAATCATCCATATTGGTATAAGCCGTTTTATCTTCAGCACTAAACTGTGTTTTCAGCTCAGTTTCTAAAGCTGTAATTTCATCAGCACGTTTCTGTGCTTTGAACTGCTTAAGTTCCGCCAAGGCATCATCACGCTCACGCTCTGCCTGCTCTTTGGCCTGTTGTGCTTTTTCTAATTCGGTCACGTCTGTGTCCTCTTTGGTTGGGTTTGGATTAGCTTTGCCCGAGAAGGCTTTGATTGATGTGTTGCGATCAGCACCAGTCGAGCAGATCGTAAATTCACGAATACGGTTTTGACGGAAGATGGTGATTGGGCCTTCAAACGACTGACCATTTACAGTGACCGTTTTGCCTTGTGAGACTTCCTCAATAGACCCCGGATCAATCATCATCGACATCTGGAACGGGAAACCGTCATCAGAGTCTTGGACAATTTCCTGTGCTTTGGCGTTTGTAAGGAAATCACCTGATACATCAATCTTTCCGTTTGTATCCACGGTTTGAACGACACCAATTCGACTTGAACCAAAGTGTTCTTCAAGTAAGGCTGTTGGCTTATCAATCTCAATCCCATCAAGATCAAAGACCACACCTGAGCGTCCCCAATACCAGTGACCATCTACACGACCACCGGCATAGGCAGTGCCTTTGAATTTTCGTTTTTGCCCTTCTTCGGCTTTCGGTACTTCGATTGCTGAGGCATTGAATAAATACTTCAGCCGTTCTTCATTTGGATCTGGCATTTTTCATGCTCCATAAAAAAACCGCCCAGAAGGCGGTCATATTCATTTTTAAATTAGTTAAACAAGGGCTTGAGTGTATAAACCATCTGCCCTTCAACCACCTCAATCGAAACCACCTCAAAAGATAGCCCCATCGGCATGAGAACACCGTTACCAGCATTTAGCATATCCAGATCAATACCGAGACCTTTAGCATTCTCAATCTTAATCACGATATCTGAAGCTATATCGGTCATTAGTAACGGGGCATTCAACTGGGCTGTCTGTCCTACTTGATAGGCAGCTACTTGATTAAGAGTCGCAGCACCCATCATAGTTGAAGTCGTATTACTCGCCACAGCTTGAATCGCTGCCATGTCAGCACTAAGCCAGCGCTTAAGTACATCATCAGCCAGTGAGCTTGCAGCAGAGTTTAAGTAGCTAGTCAGCGCTGAATCATCGCCCTGCACATAATCCAGAAAGGTTCGGATTGCACTTGGTCTAATGCTTGGATCTAGTGGAATGACTGTATTGGCCACCGTGTCGAATAGGTCCCGAGTCTTATCATCCATCGGAGCAAATAGACTGGTGAGCTTTTTACTTGCTGTCCATTCTGCCTTAATTACTTCCTTTTGCTCGAGGAGATATTCCTTATCCAAGGATGAAGCACTGATCTTTTTATCAACTAAAGATTCAAGTTCACCAAACTGCAATGGATGAGAACTCCAATCCAAAGCCTCGGCCACTTCTGGTAGCTTATCGTCAAGTGTAATGCCGTATTTCAATGCCTGCTTGTCAGTCAGAGCAACTACAGTACAGCGACAACGGAATCCCAACGGCGGGTAATGTGTCAGCCAAAATGGATGGTCAATCGGCAATACAATCCGGTTCAAAGCCAAATGTGCCGGACGCACCCGGCTATCATTGATCGCCGAGTACATTAGGTACGAGCGCTTAGCCTTATTCCGTTGCTGTTGTTGCCACCGACCATGACCGTAAGCACTTTGAATATTGGTACGAAATACATTGTCCAGATAGTGCTTTGGTAGAATGATTTCGGATTCTATGATTAGCTTCTGAAAGTCTTTAAAGGTGCCGCCATCTGCAATGGATTTATTCACGGCCTTAATGACTGTTTCAACCTGCTCAAGACTTGATAGAAAGCTAACCGTGGTTGCCATCTGTCGTGTTTTAAGATCCATTGAATAGAACTCATCAGGTAGCACGATCTTTTTGCTATGAGCGTACCGAAGTGCCTCAAGGAATGTGACTGGTTGCATTGGTGGCATCCTTGCTGTAAACACGCTTTGCATTCAGCCAAAGCTTGAAATATTCATCACGAACATCAAAGTAACGGCCTAATTTCTTACGCTGATATATTGAGAATTCATCGAAAGCCAGTCCACAATATTTGGTGCAAAACTCCTCAAACTCATCATATAACGCCTGAATATCTGCCATCACTTGCCCCCACTTGCAGTCACATATCCCAACACATCTGCAGCATACAAAGCCTGATCTAGATTGGCCGTGAACTGTGTCTGAGTTGCACCAGGTATTAATTGCATCAGGTTATAAGCCAGACTTTCAGGACTATCAGACTTGAATATTAATTCCTTGACTTGATCAGGTTTCAGTAGCTGCAATTCATCCTGACCATCAGTCAATTCTTCAACTTCCAGCTGTTCAGGTGAGAGCTTGTTTGCAGATGCCTTAAAGTTAAATGCCTGACGAGGTAATGCGGTGAATTGATTGAAACCTGTTTGAGGCTGCTCAATCACATCACCATCTTCAAGCCCGTACTCACGCTTAAAGTATTGCGGCGTTAAGACTGCACCAGCATTCTTTAACTTCACATCACGATCCGCTTTAGGTTCTTCCAGTGACTTTTCTTCACCAATAATGACCCGGTGGCGCTCCCAACCATTAAGATCGCATAATGCATTGATAATGGCTTGGATCGTTGGCATGATCATTCGCACATCGGCTTTGTACTTTGAGTTTTGAACCTCAAGATGAACATCCCCTAACGCACGAGATCCAGAGCCATCGGTACCAGATGTAAGAGTCTGGCCAAGGATGACTTTCTGAATACGGCGTTCAAGGTTCTTATCAAAGACTTCAAATGTCTGGGATGCATTGCCATTAGTATTGGCAGTTTGGATTTCAACAGAATCGGTACCACTTAAGGCAATAACCGAACTGGCATGAGCTCTAAGTAGTGCATCACGCATATCAGTCGTCTTGCCGGCAGTTTTACCTACCATCATTGGCAAACCAAACTTTTCTACAAACTTGGCCCAGAACTTAAAACCAGAAGTCTTGAAGAACCAGACCCAGTACAGTCGACTTAAAAGAGCCTCACCTAATGGATTCTCATAAGTAGATTTACAACGTGTCAAAAAGTGTTTGAAGCGCTGGTCTACTTCCTGATCCTGTCGAGTCGTGTTGTAGTTAGCCAGCAGCATCAGACGACCATCATTCTTAGGCTCATACCATTGCATTGGCTTTTCACCAATCCACTTAAAACCAATAAACGGCGTAATGGTATTGCCATCAATATGTAGGCTCGGTTCCTCAGGCTTGGTATAGATTGCCTCTAATACAGAATATCCGTACCAGCGAGCATTCTGCGCACCTAAGAGAATCTCAGACCACCACTCACGTAAATGCTCCATAATGATTTTAGATTCCGGTCGGTCCATCGGCTCTACACGCCATGATGCGCTCTCAAGTTTATCCTGGCGTTTTTCAATGGCCTGATAAATCTCATCGTCATACATCATGACTTTTAAACGTGGACGGGTGACCCCTGCTTTTCGTAGCACTTCATCGCCGTCTGGCATCTTGGTCAGATAACTGATTAAAGCCTGTTCAGCTTCATGAGAATACAGTGCACCAGCTTCAGGTTTTGCATTCTCAGGCTTTTTCCTTTTCTTAGACATAACTCAACCTTATGCAGCCGGAGGGCTGTAATTAATCGCAATTACTGCATCTTCAATCGCATCAATCAGCGTATCTACTTGGTCATCATGATCATGGGTAAATGCCGCATTGAATGCTTCACACTCTTCAAAGAATTCACCGACCCAATGTGCATCTTTAGGTACCATCACAAAACGATCTTCCGGTTTGTCCTTATAGTTCGCTTCGAGATGGACCTGTACATCCATGAAACGGGACAGCTTGTCTGTATTACGCTGGACTGGAATCACAGCAACACCGGAGTAAGTTCCTAGTGTTTGGATCAACTGGGTACCAGATGCCTTGTCTTCTACTTTCATGTAGCGGATAGGCTTGGTATGCCAGGTGTATTCTTTATGCTTATCCAGAAATGCCTTAGCCTGGCGGTTTAGTTCCGGTGCTTCCCATTTGCCACGTAAAAGATCAAGCAAGTACAGCTTTCCATCTATCCCCATACCCACCAGCAGAAATACAGAGTAATCATTGTGCTCTTTGGTTTTCTGCGCAGTATCAACAAGGACTGCTCGCCACTGAAGCTCTGGAATGTCTTTATAGAATCCGAACCATTCAGACTTGATTAAGTCACCGCCTAATTTCTTAGGCTGCTGCATGTACTGACTGGAGAATGTATAACGGGATACCGTGGCACCTTCTTTGTCCTTACCACCCTTTTCGAGCTGTAGTAGAGATTGAAGCGATTCTTTCTTTGGCCAGTAACTTTGGCGGCCTTGCTCATCACGCTCAGCATCTCGCGGTACCAACTTTTGTATGTGGTCTGGCAAGGTTGTAATGTACTTATCATCAATCAGTGCCGGAATAGATACTTGGCTCCATTCACCTGGCAGGTTTCCAGTCATGACAAAGTTGGTTGGATCCTCAGTGTGAAGACGCTGCATGATCATGATGATCGGTGTATCAGACTTGGCTTTACGTGAGTTCACGGTATTGAGCAATTTACGATTCGCTGCATCCCGCTTGATCTTACTGAAAGCATCTTCAGGCTTTAACGGGTCATCAATAATGATACAGCCAGTAAATCCATCATCTGCCAGCGTCCCTGCACGCCGTCCTGTGACCTGCCCACCCATGGAAGCCACATAGACATGGCCAACGTCATAGTCCTCAACCGTAATCTTCCATTCTTTCTTTGAGTCAGTACTGTTGGATACTGTCAAATCCCACATTTGGCGATAGTCTTTCGACTTCACGATGTCACGCGCCGTATCTGATACTCCCTCAACCAATGATTGGGAGAATGACAAATACAGAAACCGGGAACGGGCATTTAAGGCTAAGCCGCGTGGAATCAGGTTCGTGGTCAGTTCAGTTTTACCCGCGCCTGGTGGAACGTTGATAACCACGTTGGCAATCTCACCAGCTATTACCTGATCAATAATCCATGAGATATAAACATGGTGCCAGTTCACCGTAAATTTGAAGCCCATCCGGGGCTTAAAGAATCGCCGGGTGAAATATAAATGCTCATCTTCACACAGCTTCTTTTCAACCTGTGTTTGCAGATCCATTTAATATTCCTCTTGGGCCTTCTTTACTGCAGCTTCAACCTGATCTTGGGTGGCATGAACTACAGTAGTTTGTAATGCTTCGCCGTCCTTCCCGGTAATCTCTTGTCGATTGGTATATTTACCACCCATATCTTCGGCAGCCTGCTTCAAGATACTTAGAGCTGCTACCCGATTCTTGCCGTGCTTTTGATATTGATTTTCTAAACGCTGTAAACGAACAGACAAATTTGCTATTGGAATGTTTTGAGGGGTCTCTAAGAATTCTTTACGAGCCACTTCAAATTCAGATTTCAATTCAGTACTTAAATCTTTACCAGCTCGCTTAGTTGGGTCATAGGTTTCAACTTGTTGTCTGGAGACCTCCAAGCCAAATTCTTCCTTGACGAGCATTACAGTTTCCTGAGGAGTATTAAATACAGCAAGTGACCGTACAATAAAGTATTTTTGCTTTTTATTTAGTGATGCCATCTCTCTCCATCCGTCAAGGTACGTCAAGGAAAGTGGGCAAAAAAATTAGCCGATAACACAGTTCCCACAACATGCTGCAATATTCGTTTCAGATACAAACGGCGCATTCTTGGAAATTTCCAGAAGTCTTTTAACAGACTCGTCTGCACCCCACCGTTTGGTCTCACCAAAGAACACTTCAACGTCATGGCCAGCCAGGTAATGCTTAGGTAAACCAGTCATATCGCTATAAATGATTTCGCCATCTTCATCACGTTCAACGCCGATGTGATACAACTCATGTTCAATCAGTCGACAAAACTCACGATCTGAGGCTTGCTCACAGAAAGCAGCATCAACCGTAATCAAGTATTGAGGCACAAAGCCGAACCAATCCCGCATCTGCTGTTCCTGGCGTGCTTTCTTCCAGCCACCTACGTTAAACATGACCTTTTCACATTGCCCCAGCACCATACGTTTTTTTGCTACGGCGGCAGATGAAGCCCAGGCGAATGCAAGGAACTCTTCATTGTCATGGAGTAGTTCGGCAATATGATCATGATCGGGGTTATGCAATTCACCACCTAAAGTAAGCCAATTTGTAATGACCCATTCTTTAAGCTCTGATGCAGGTGCCAAACGTATGGCTTCCTCTTCCTCAGCCTGATCAATCAGCTCCGTCGGCGGGAATGGTCTGAACTGTTCCATTGTCTAATCTCTCTAACTGGCTTCTAATCCAATTAATTGCATAACCTGATTCAATTTGATGAGGCTCAAGACGCACAAATGTATAACCTTGATCTTCAGCAAGATCATACTTATTAAATGAATTCGCTATCTTTTTCCCACCACGACCAACCGCCCATGGACTACCCACAATTTCTATAAGAAGGTTCAGCTTCACAATATAAAAATCAAACCGCCAATTTTTGGTTGATTCAAATTGAAACTTTCGACGATAACCAATGGCATGTTCTTCTAATTCTTGAAATAGGGTTTCTTCTGCTTCTAAGTATTTTTCTTTGGCTTTCGGTAGTGGCTTATTGCGGGGTTTGGTTTTGATTGGACGCTTCTTGGTTTTCCAGAAATATTCTTTTTCGTCCATATACACCCCTTGTATCAGCAATGTATCGAGAAGATATAAATTAAATACCTTGACTATTTAAATAGTGATACAGATCAATCTGGCGACCGGTTTATTATAAAAACCTTTGAAATATAAATAAGATATAAACATTTAAATCCTACATATATCTACACTTATCCCTCCAAATCATCCCATTGTAAGTGCTACTAGTATGTCACTCTGAATAGGTCGAATCTTCGGCAACAAAAATTGAGAAAACTATGTTAGTTAATACAAATACCGCTCAAAAAGCTTCTTTCAATCAATTTTCAAATAATGCTACTGAAAACAAGCCTAAATCAGAAAACCATACACAGAAGCCTACACAAGATAAACCCAATCAAAATGATACAACCTCCACTAAAGAGCAAGATGATCAAAAAGAAAATACAGATAAAAAGTAAATCATCGCTCAATCTTTTGATTAGTAAGAAAAGCCTATCTACCTGATGGGCTTTTTGAAATTTGAAATATCTATTCTACACAACACCACTTCAAATCATCCCCATGGATGCCAAAGCCATTCCCAAACTCATTCGACCTAATCGCATATTCACCACCAATAAGAAAAGAAAAACCCCGACAAATTAATGACGGGGTTTGAGTCGTAATACGTTCGACAAAAGGAAAATAGCAATATATTTCAATAAAAAACCCGTTTAACTCTCTCCAATTAAACGGGCTTGACTTGCGTCACAACGTCTTTCTTCTTTTGCAGAGCAACTATATTGCTTAAATATTACAGCTTTATGAAACAGCTCTTTGCTTGAGTGGTTGTTATTCAACTTCTTTCAAACAATCCCGACACACTTTGATTTCTTCATCATCAATCGTGTAATCGATCTCAGTCGCACCGTGTAGGCCGAATAAACACATCAGTAATCTAAGCATGATTTTACTCCTGGACAATCAAGCAATCATGTCGCAAGAAATGTCAGTTATTTTCACTTATAAAACATAAATTTATAATATTCATTACTGAAATAATGTCATTAACTTTGTCGAACTAAGCAAGATTCATTCCTGGTTAATCAAACATTTTAACTTGGTCTGATTACACTAATATTTCTCAGGGCATTAAAAAGCCCACCTTTCGATGAGCTTCTTTCTAATCTATTAATAACTTACTTAAGTGATTATTCATATATGCCAAGTATAATTTTCGATCTTTGTAATCAGGTATTTCAAAAACCCAAAATACATAATTCTTAGATCTAAACTTAAATTTTATATTCGCAGCTTTAACTTCAACAATTGCATCCTCATTCCGTATTTCAGCAAATAGCTCTAAAATTGAGGCAAGGAATCTAAGTTTATTAACTGCTTCATATTTCGACGGTCTATATAGTTTTAGTGCTTCAGCATATATAAGCTCACACCATCCATACTCATCTTCATCATCCATTCGCTCTCATTTGATTATTTAAAATAGATAACGGAGTCGACTTATAGCATAGTGGATACTATTAAACTGCTTTTTAGCTAAATATGAAAATAACAATATTTTAAATAACAAAAAGCCCACCATTTGGCGAGCTTTCCTTGATGCTTAAACCTATTTTTGACATTTCACGTTAAACTGGTATTCGTC